GGGTTTGGGCTTTCTGAGCCGGGTGCTGTGTTTGAAAGGGCAACAACCACCTGGTCACTCGCCAAATCCATGTTGTGAACTGCATTTAAAACAAAATCGTTCACCTTGTTAAAAGTTGCCATTTTTCGAACTCCGTTTGCCTAAGAAATTGCAAGCCCATACTACCCTACTTTATGTAAGAATGATAGGCCAAATTAGATTTGAAGGGTTTTGAAAGTGTCTAAGTTCTCACGTTTGCAGATATTATAACTTGCTCCAAAACAGAGCGCCTGCGCCGCCATCACCAGCATTACGAGAGCTGTCGCACCTAGCGCCGCCACCACCGCCGCCTATGCCGCCATTCCCAGCATTGCCGCTACCCGTAGACTTGACTGAACCACCGCCTGAGAACAGACCACCATCACCAGCGGTTACTGTTTCAGTTGGGCTGTTGTTCGTCACACCGCCGCCACCTATGAAGCCGAATGTGCGGTTTAAATTCATAATTAACCTAGTGTCAGCAGTGCTAGGGGTTTGGCCGTAAGGGCTTCCCCCATCGACGCCAGCATATTCAGAGCCTGTCGTATTGCCGCCGTTATCACCAAAGAAATCAACACCAGCACCAGCACCAGCCTGCCGAACAGTAACCGTTGAACTGCCGCCATTTCTGCCAACACTTGAAAAGAAAGTAACAACACCTGTTGTAAAAGATGTAGTTCCCCCATTGGCTGTGCCACCGCTTGATGTATGTGCTGGCGCACCAGCGCCGCCATTCGCTGTTGCAATAACGCTTCCGCTATAACTAAATGTTGATGCTGAGCCAGAGCCAGAAGAACCCCCAGACCACACACCGCCAGTTCCCTTTGCAAAGGAAAGCGTAGTTGATCCATCCCAATCAAATGCAAAGATACAACAACCACCAGCACCACCACCGCCAGCAGTCTGATTGCTCTCATCTGTATCGCTTTGCTGGCCAGATCCACCAGCGCCAATCAACACAAACACATAAAGCCCAGAGCCATCTAGATAGCTGTTTATGGTGCCTGAGCTATCAATATGCTCAAATGGGCCACCAATAAGCGCCCTAGTGTGCGATTGGTTTGTAAACGTAATGTCACCGCGCACCGTAATGTTACCGCGAAACAAACCAGAGTTTACTTCAATGTCACCTGTGTCTCGCTCTAACTTCCAGCCAGAAGTGTTAGCAACATAGTTATCACTCTCTAAATCATCCGTTACCTGAAAGGCCCCATTAGCTGCGGCGAAGGTAATCGTAGAATTATTCTGAGCGTCAAACTCTACCTTGTACTTCGATGACCACTCTTTAATTGACAAGCTGCTGATTTCAACGCTTGGCTGGCTTTCAGACCAATCTGATGTAAGACCACCTAAAGCAAGAGTGCTTTCATTAAAGCTAGTTGCGCTTGGAGTAGAAGGCTGCGCCTGCTGTAGCGTTTGATAATAAACTACACCAGTGTAAATTCGTGTGTCCGTAGGAACGATAGCCGCATCAGTTGTGACTGATCCAGAAGCTACAGATGTGCTTTCGTTTCCGCTATAATCGACAGCCTTAACCCAATAGTAATAGGCTGTGCTTGCGGCCAAACCACCATCAACAAACTTGTCAGAGCCTGAGAATGCAGTAGGTGATGCAGGCTCGCTGTTAGATGTATTGCGATATACGTTGTAGCCCTTGAGGTCATACAAGGTAGAACCATCGCTATTCGTTGTTGGCGCAGTCCAATCTAGCGTGACATTCTTAGGCCCGCCAACCGCGCTTAGACTGGTAACAGGTGAGGGCGCGGTTGTATCTCCACCATGCGTGTATGGTGTTGCAGATGCATAAAGGCCACTTACTCCGCTTGCAGTTATAGCCCTGACGCGCACGTTGTACTGTGTGCCAGTTTCTAGTGGGCTGATTATAATAGAGTTATCTGCGCCATCAGATTGCGCCGTTTGGTAAACAGTTTCTGCAACGTCTTTCCACTCAACGCCATAGTTTTCTATGAATGAGTTTGTCGCTTTTGTCCAAGTCACAAGAGCTTGGCCAACAAAAGTTCCGTCTTTTTGAATGCCGCCCTTATCTGCAACTGCCACGTTGGTAACAGTCAAACCGCCTGCCGGGCTTGGCAAGTTGGTGTTGTTATCAATAATGGCTTGCTCTTCCGCATTCCAATCAAACGCAGAAGACGATGTTTCTTGCAGCGTTAAAGTAATGCGAAGATCGCCAGCATCTTGATTGCTTGCAAATTTCCAGCCTAGAACTTCAAACTCTTTTTCATCAAAGCCATAACGCTCATTCGTAAACGCGATAATATCGCCCACCTCAACATTGAACGCCTCAAGGCCAAAGTCAGCGCTAATGCTCATTTGCTCGCGGGCGCGATACAACGTTAATTTGGCAATGCGCTGCGCTGTCGCCGCGCTAGTTGTAAATGGCAACGGCAAATCAAGCAAAAGCTCATCGCCGCCATCTTCTGTTTTAAATACGCTGCTTTTAATTGCAGGAAAGTCAGCAGTGATAAAGTCTGCGGATGCATCGTTAAACGTGCCAGTTACACCGTTGAAGCTGTCGCGCATGCTTGCTCTGGTGCTAAGGCTAATTTCACTTCGCAGATCATCGAGCGTTAAAGTCTTAACTGGTGAGCTGTAAGCGCCAACCTTGAGTTTCCAATAGCCAGAACCCCAGAACAACGTGCCAGCGCAGGCTGTAGACATTTGACCAAGAACGTCACCGATTGACGAGCTAGCTTTTACAACGCCGTTGATAGTGTAGCGCTTTTCTGTACCGCCGCCGCTAAGAGTTACATTTTCATCGCTCTCGTTAGCAGCAGCCTCAAACACAACGTCATCAATGGCGCTGTCATTTAAACCGTATTCGCTAGTAATAAAGTCACGAATGCAAAGTGCTGCATTATTGCTATATGCCGTTGCGGATGTTCGCGGATCGTAAACCTTTTTACCCTGCACAACCGCTGTAACCAAAGGAACGCCATTAGCAAACACATCTTTGTCATACTCATAGCGCACATAAAGATAGGCAATGTCATTACCAATGAAGTCAGATGTAAGCGCGTTTGAACCTGTTAGCTCCGACTCTGACAGTAAGCTAGCGGGTGCCTGCGTTTGGCTCCCGTCAAACTTCTGTATTCTGATTTTGCTTTCCCAAGTGTTCCCGGTAACAAAGTCATTGCTGTCGATCGTTACGATTTCATCGTTGATATATATGTCGCCAATCTGCTGAACTTCATGCGCCGCCAAAACAATTATCTGATGAAGAAACTTGTTCTTATTGCCTGTTGATTCATAAAAAGTAACAGTGCCGCCCTTACGAACTTCACCATAAACAAAGTCAGCGGAAGCTGTAGCCTCTCGCGCATTAACCAAAATGCCCTGCAAAGGCGTTGGCGGCTTTGGTGCTAAAGCGGATAACGCCCATGACGTTGCCACTGTAATTGCAACAAAGCCAACTGCATACGCTAAGCCGTACGCTACTGCGCCCGATAGCCCAGCGACAAAGCCCGGCGCAACAGTCTGCAATATAAACCCGCCAATCGTGACGGGATCACGCGGAACTCTATCCCAGTCATTCCAGTTTTGTACGGTGTAATCACCCAGCTTATACTTGCTCATGCTTTAATCCACGCCGCATCAATGTCACTTAATGATAAATAAATGACGCCCATTTTATCTAAGAAGGCGCACTTGGTTCCTGTGCAAATACCCAGTGCAACGCCCGTAACCCACTTGCGCGCTTGCTTTGTCGTAACCAGCGCACCAAGGGGTGGGATGCTGTGAACGCGCTTTAACCTGTCATCTACTGCTTTGCTAAAGTCAGAATATCCAAACTCTTTGATTAGCTCTTTACGCCCAAAAACTCTGCTGCCTTCCATGTAGCGGCCAAGCCAATCATCAGCCCATCCAGATCCATACATTGCTATATAGGCGTCATTGGTAAACGTCAGACAATCATGCTGGCCCCATAAAAAAGGCTTGCCCCTCATGTTTTTGAGGTAGCTGTTTAGTCGTTCTCTAACATCCATTAGTCATTATCAGCCGTGCGGCCCCAGACTAAATTTTTGTCCTGCAAGTCAGAAACATAGTTAAAGAAAGTATCAGATGCATAGCGCGCCTTCTGACTGCCTTCTGTGTAGCGCCAGTTAGATGCCTTTTCTAACCGTATTAGTTTGCTCTCAACAGTCAAAGATATAACGCTGGTTTCGCCGCTATCTTCGATCGTCATAACGTTCATCAAGCCACTAAACACCTCAATAGAGGTTGTGTCAGTTGTGCCAAAATAAACTTTACACTCACGATTTTGATACGGTTCTTGCAGCGCCAAAGAAACCAGCGATGAAGGCACGCCAGACAGTTGTAAGGTTATGCTTTTTGCTGACAGGTCATTCACTTCATCGAGGCCAGTAATCGCCAACAGATTGCCGCTGCCTAAGTAAGTGTCTCCGTTTATCGTCCTGTCGCCGTAACCCGTCCAAAAGCGCACTGGCGCGCTATCAAAATCCATATCAACGGCATAAAATGGCTCTACCTCTGGCTGGCTTAACGCATTCAGTAAAGCTTGTGGCGTAGTCCTGGTCATAACGCTTCCATTGCCCCAAATGTGATGCCGTAGACGCTGGCTTCGTTAATGCTGAAAGCTTGCTCGTTTGAAACTAACCGGAAAATTCCTTTGGCGCTTTGAACAGTAACTGCTGAGTTGTTTGCAATGCTGGTTCTGACATTTGGCCAAACGTCTACCGTAGCTTGCCCCGATCCGTTTGTGTTCACATCTGTAAGCACTTTAAACAACTGCCTGTTTGCATCAGCGCCGATCTGCATGTAATCGCCCGCCTTTAAGTAATCTGTTTCGCTCCCCGGAGCGCTATCAATGTTGATCGTGTTGCCAGATGAAACAGCGCCATTAACTAGAATAGTGTCACTATCGCGGGCAGAACCTAGAGGCGTGCAAGCTCTGGGATCACCAAGGTAAAATGTGCCAAACTGACCTTTTAGAGAGAGCAAAAACGCAATCCACTGCTCTGCATTTGTGCGCTTCATAGGCGGCAAGGTTATATCTGCAAGCCAAGCTTTCCCGGCATATGCGTGCGCTTGGCCAGAGAATGTAAACGGCGAGCGCGAATATGCGACTGCGTTGGTGGCTCGCAGCTCTACATTGCGAATGCCGGTGTGCGTTGGCATTGTCAGCGGGTAATTGATAGCCATTATGCAAACGCCTTCCCGTAAGAGCCGCCGCGCCGCTTAGCATCTACAACAGCAGCTTTTGCGCTGTCAGCGATTTGCGGCATAAGCTGCTTGATTTCAGTTCGCACTGTTTGCTGCACGCCAGTAGTGACGTTGATTGTTTGATTAACGACCACATCACCGCCGCCGCCAGAAAGCGCGCTTTTGCTTTGCGCCGGGCTTAAAATGCGCCCACTTTGCGAGGGCACAAAAAGCTCGCGACCGCTTTCGCCGGTGATGTAAGGCGTGTCAGATTGAACTGATCCACCACTTGCCCTCGTTCTCGTAAACCCACCCATCGGCGTTGGCGAAAAGCCAAAAAAGCCCATTGCTGCATTGACCATTTGCTGAACCACTAGCACTCGATAAAGCTGCCTAATTACATCAGCCGCCATAGACCTAAAAGCGTCTTCCATGCTTTTTGCGCCCTCAAGCGCTGCCATAAACGTATCTGTTAAACCTTGCTCAAGCGCATCTGTAACTTCTGCCATTCCACTTATTTCGTCTTGAGTGCGCGAAAAGCTTAATGCAAGCTGACCTTGCAGCGCGATTGCATCGGCGTTTGAAATGTTTAGCAGTTGTTGGTTATCTTTTAAAAATTTAATCGAGGCGTTGTAGTCAAGCTGCGCGGCTAAAAGCGGGTCTAGTGCTGACCTCATGCTGTCGTATTCTGTGCTTGCTTGCTGAATTAAACGGTTTCTTTCAGCGGCCAGCCTTTTTTCTTCTTCAATCTCTTTAACCGTCTTAAATACTGGTCGCCTTTTTGGCCTAATTGATGTGGATGGTGCGCCGCTTATGGCGTCACTAATCCCGCTGCCTTCAAGTATTGCATTAACTCCAGCAGCAAATTCTGGATCAGACATAAATGATTGCCCAGCACCAGTCACTTTTTGTTTAGCTTTTTCACTTAAAGAGAACGCAGCGGCATCAGCTTGATCTAGCGCTTCTTGCGCCGCTGAAGGCTGCGCGCCGGGGCCACCACCATTTCCAGCAAGTAAGTCTGCAATGGCAGTCGATGCGGAAACAATTTTTGGCAGTATGTCGTTTGCAAAAGTATTTACTATTGAAATTATACTGTCAGCATTATCCAAAAGAGCGCTTTGAATAACCGTTGCCATACTGTCTTTGAGAGCAACAAACTTATCTTTTAACTCATCAGCTGTATCGATCGCGTCTTCATCTAAAATGCGACCAGTGCGTTGCGCCTCATCGCCAAGCCTGCGCATTTCAATGCCGTTGTTTCTTAGCAAGGGTAAAAGCGCAGTCGCATCAGAAGCGATCGCTTCCATGAAAAATGTCATTTGAGACTGACTAAGATTGGCTTTGTCTAAGCTATCAACATAAAGCTGCAATGCTTGCGGCCCGCTAAGGTCTTTGAAATTATCAGCGGTGACGCCGACAAGAGGTGCAACAGTTTCAAAAAAGTCAGCCATTGGGCCAGCGCCAGTAACCAGAAAGTCACCTACTTTATCGTTCACATCTTTTATAATATCAGAGAGTTTATCTTGATCGATGCCAACAGTTTTCGATGCGGCTGCTAATTTTTGAAACTCAGTTGTGCTTGTTCCCGCTAAAGCTGCCAAGTCTTTAATTCTTGAGGCGGCATTTACCATGCTACCAATAGCTCTAACAGAAAACGCGCCTGCGAGCAGAGGCGCTAACATCTTAGCAGCTCTGCCAAGCCCGTTAAACGATGTAGCGGTTTTGCTAAGTTGCCTTTGAGATTTCTTTGCGAAAAAATCTACCTGTCGCTGACTGCGCTTTAAAGCGGCATTAAACTGCTTATCTTTGGCGCTTAGAATAATATTAAGCTGCTCTGCTGTAACCGCCATCAACGCGCTCCACTAAATTTCGGTAGTCATCCGCAGTCATTGCTTCATTGCCCGCTTTTTTGGGCGAGTGAGCATCTGACCAGCCTTTGAAAACCAGCCAAGTATCTTTCGGGATCATGTCGCGGATTTCATCAGGCTTTAGCCCGGCGATGATACCGCTTTTAATCATTGTTCTTACGTTCAAGCGGCTTTGGGGTGGGCCGCTGTCTTTTTTTTTACTTCTGCCTCATCGCCAATATCAGGCATAAAGGCGATCCCAATGACTGCCTGCGCGATCTGATACATTCGCATCAGGTCAGACGGGCCAGCTTTGGCAATAACTTCGTCAGCTTCATGATCTTTCATGCCGCCGCCGACTAAGCCTAAAGCTAAAATGTCTCTGATTTCTTTGCTGGTAGGCTTTTTGCCTCGCTCAAAGAAACCTTCCCAAAGGTCAAAGATGCCTCTGTGCTTGTCTTCAAAGCGTTCAATTTCTCGATTGCGCAGCTTAAAAGTGTAAGAGGTGTCGCCAAGATACTCAGCAACACCCCCGCGCGGCGCTTCAGCCGTAATAGTCATCAGGCAGCAGCAAAGGTTACTGCACCACTGCTTTCAAGCGACAGCGAATAAGTTACGCCGCCCTCAGTTTCGCCGCCAAACTCAAGCGAGGTAATGCGAAACGTGCCTGAATATGTTCCAAAGTCCGGCACAATTACCTCAAAAGGCGTGCTGTTATCAGCAGCCATCGCCACAGTGTTCATGCGCGCTTCAGCAGTGCTGTCTTCAAAAAAGCCATCGCCGGAAACTGAAACGTTTTTTAAGCCTGCAAGCGTTTCTGTGTAGAGCGCGCCTTCTGGGCTTGTGCAGTCTGGCGTTGTAACGTCAATGCTTGAATTGTTAATTGTAAGTGACTTTGAGTTTAAGCCACAAAGGTTGCTTTTGTTGCCACCGCCATCGTCAATTTTGACAAGCAGGGCGCGTCCAAGTTGTTTAGCCATTAGTGGCCTCCGTATTTAGCGCTTGCCCAGAGCGCGGGATTTTAGGCGGTATCAAGCATCGCTTGAAGTGAAATGACGGCTGTAAACCCACGGCCCTCATTATCTCTAGTGGCGCTAAACGCCTCAAAAATTAGCTCTACTAAGGTGAACCCTGTGACAGCCACAGCAGCCTCTTGACGATGCAAAGCGTCTTTGACTGCCTCGACCACTTGCATACACTCCACGCGCCCTGACGCACTGCGAGAGTGCGCCTCTAAGCTTATGTCAACTAGCGCGCCCTGAGCCGTGTCAGTGTCGAAAGCATTGGGCTGGATTGTGTTAAACATTAGATATGGGAACGTCACATTCTGTGGCGGCTCATCGTAAATGCGCGTTGAAACTAAATTGGCAACGCCAGCATTTGCCGCCAATGCAGCGCGCAAGCCTTTTTGCAAAGCCAAGCCATAACCGTCAGCCATTCATCGCGTCCTTTATAGCTTTTTTCATAATGCGCTTAATGCTGTTCGCAGAACGTTTGGCGACTAGCAGCTTGGTGATGCCGATAAAGTCATAGCCCTCAGTTGCGCCAGTTGCTGCTGGCGTGCCTTTTAAACGCGTGCCTGTGCCAACGCGGCCAGTTTTCCTACCATAGTTTATGGCAGCTACTTTGATCGCATCCGCTTTAGTGCCATCGCTAAAATTTATAAATCCATAGATTGCGTTATCGTCTTCATAGACATGCGAATTTATGCCATTTCGCAGCTCGCCAGTATCAACTGGCACAAGGCTTTTTGCTTTGCGCTCGCCATACTTTGCATTGTTCTTAATCGACTTGCGCAGGGCTGCGTGCGTAACATCTGGCAAATCACCAAGCTGTTTTATTAGCTTTTTTGAGCCAACAATTTTCATGACGCCACACCGCGCTCAAGCACAAACTCCATGAGCGTGTCTTTTGCGTCAACTTGGATAACGTTTTTGATCGCCCAAGTGATACCGCGCGCAACTACTCGATCAGCAGATGTAACAGCCTCAGTCACGCTGTCAGAACGACAGCGCATAGTGGCAAAGTTAGTATCAGACAGCGCGCCGCCTTGTATGCTTTCTTTCCCAGTGCGCTCGCGAATATCCGCAAAGCGTGATGCCAAATTTGACCAGCCCGTATAAACGTTGCCGTAAGCATCAACAGTGCTGCTGTCTAAGCGCTGAAAGGTAACGCGCTCTCTAAGCGCCCCGGCACTAGCCATACCAAGACGCTCGATCTAAATTTAACAGATCGTCAAAGCCATATGGCAAAGTTTTACTTATAGTGCCCACAAGCTCATTTTCTCGATGCTCATAATAATGCGCAACCAACATTATCAGCGCATGCCTGACGTTTTGCGGTACGTCAGTTGCTGCGTTGCCATAGCCTATTTCATATTCAATCTTTATCGCATCATCACGCTGCTCAGTCGTCGGCCAAGTGAACCCGCTTTTGGGCTGAATAACGCTGTGATCCGACAAACCGACAACTTTATAATTTGACAAAGTGTCAGTCTGTAAAGCCCCGTTAATGTCATAATATTTAACCGCTGTGACAGATTGCACTGGCGTCAAACGCAAATGAACTTGCTGCGCTGGGTTGGATGGCAACCACTGCGCCCACTTTTGGGTAATCATTGCCTTGCCCAAAACACCGCGCACATCAACATAAGCGATCGCAACGGCAATCAAGCGCTTAATAATCACATCATCTTCAGAAAACTCCACGCGCATTTGCGCTTTGCACTCATTAAGAGAAATTGGATCAACCGCTGGCGCGTCTATGCGCTCGATGGGATGTGTGCTGTGCAAGGGTGCTGGCATTTTTAAACCTCTTTAACCGCCTTGCGGGTGCTGACTTTTTTCACCGCGCGCTGTACTTTTGGCGCAGCTTCCACCGGCTCAGCTATTCCAGCCTCAATAAAGCGCTTACCTTCCGCTTCATTACAATCAATCTCATCACCAGCATTGTGCGAAAAATCTATCCCCGCCATGCCTACTAATAATTTGACTTTCATCTTGAAACTCCAATTGGAAAGGCGAGGGCGCTAACGCCCTCACCGTTAAGCTTAGGCTTGCACCAGGTGCTTGATCGCCGCTGTGTTAGCGAGAACGCCGTCAAAGCGGATAAAGCCCAAAATGCCAAAGTCAGGAGCAAAACGCTCGCGCGCAACATAAAGCGCAGGCGCGCCAACTTTGCGCACATAGAACTTAGACATATCACCAAACAGCATGGTTTTATTTCCAGTAGCAATAGATGCCATTGCTTGGTTTACCACCACTGGATAGCCAAGAACGGTTTGCGGCACGCCTTGCGTGTACGATCCGAGCGACCACAGATAGTTTCCGTCACCATCTTTAAGCTTGCGAACTGCTGCAAGCGTGCTGTCATTCATCATGATCGCTGAGCTTGTAGACTGGCGATAGGCTGGATCAACGCTGTGAACCAAATCAATGATTTCATCAGCAGTAATCGCTGTGGCAGATGCCGCAGTTTTACCAGCCGCTGAGTTTGTCACAATGCCTTCAACATCAGAAGAACCTGAGCCAGTTGTCAGTTTGCTGTTTGCAATCCGACCCAAGCGCTCACCAAGCAAGCTGCCAAGCAGGCTTTCCATGTTCAAGATGCTGTCTGCATTTAACTCTGCTGACCAGCGAACCCACTCGCTATCGAAAGCAAACGCGCCGACTGATTTCTGGCCAAAGGTAACGTCTTTGCCGCCATCATCAGTTGGTTGAGTGCCTTCTGTGTGAGCAACAGCAGTTACGGCTGTGTCATCTACAGTTGGAATGCTGAACGTGCGCCCGTCTGTTGAGTTGATGACAGTAAACAGATTTGAAGTATACATAGGGCCAGTAGCCGCCATGCTTTCTTCAACAAATGTCGCCAGCTCAGTTGGCACCGTGAACCCACCAGCAGCGTTAGAGCCACCAGTTTGAACCCGATATTCTTTAAGAACGTTGCGAACTTCTGCGTCAACATAAGCATCGCCGCCCGCGCTGATCATTTCAGCAAAAGCAGTGCGATAATCCATAGTCAGACCGTTATCAACTGCTGGCGCAGTGCGCGCTTCTACAGCCGGGATCTTGCTTGTGTCAGGCTGCTCAAGCTTTGACATCAGTGCAGCGGCGCGCTCTTCGCGATCGATGCGACCTTGCAGCTTGTCAGTTTCTGCCATCATGGCATCAAACTCGCGCTCAATTTCTGAGGCGCGTGCTTCTGTGGTTTCGTCAGTTATTTCAGAAAGTTTAGAACGGGCTTCAGTGGCAATATTAGCCATAGTTTCCCGCAAAGTTTTAATATCAGCCATAAGGGCCTCCATCTAAGGGAACTGGACGCAATCACTGCGTTCATGTCCAAGCGCTTGCCCAAGGCGCAGGAAGGGCTAACAACGGGAACCGCCGTTATCTTTGCAAGCGCGCTTTCATCCGCATTCTGCGCGGCGCTTGCGTTTTTCGCTGTGTTTCTCTGAACTGCTCCAAGCTGCGCAGACCAATCTCTGTGCCTGCATAAGCCGGGGTGGTTACGATGCTAACATCGTACAAATCAGCCTTTTGGATTGTGCGGCGAGGCATGTCGCGGCTGTCATCCCACTCTTGGCGAGTTGGCACAAAAGCAAAGCTCATTTTATCTAAATCGCCGCGTTTCATTTTTGGCACGATAGAGCGCACATCTGGATCTGACAGATCAAGTGACGCGCGCATCTTTAAGCCGTGATCGTCTTCCGAAAGCTGCAAAGTGCCAGAGCGCGTGCGCGCCAAAGGCAAGCCCTCATGATTGATTAAGAAAACAACATCATCGCGACCGATCGCGTCTGTAAACGCACCCGGCGCAATTTGCTCACGCCACTGCCCGCCAATCGTTGTTTCCTCGTTAAAGACAGCCGCATAACCCTCAACAACAATCTCGCCGCTGTCATCAGCTCTGACTTCAAAATTATTAGAAACGCGAGCCTCGCGGCGATCTTTGTCTTTATCTTTTTTGTAACCAGCCTCATCGATCTCATCAGCGTTTGGCGCAGATATTTCTTCTGACTTGCCAAAGGTAATGATAACCTCTGTTTCGGTTTCCTCGATGTTCTTGATGTGGCGTGCCTCGCCAGCTTGATCTGACATCCTGTCATCCTCTTTTGCTAAGATGCCGCGCACCCATGATTGACCGGGATCACCACCCCAAAGCGCCCAAGCAATGCGGCCTGCGCTTGGATAGCCATCTTCACCGGTCGAAAACCCTTCAGCTTCTTTGTCCACTTCATGGCGCGCGAAATAGCTGCTCATTCTGCGCACTGTGTCCATTGATAGGTTTGCGCCATTTGATATGTCGCGCGCTCTAGCCACGCCGACCTCTGTGCCGCCCCGGCCATATTCTTTGCGCCACTCTAAGCCTCGATCAGCTTCTTTGCGCATCGCTTCATTAGGCGTTGGCATCTGCAACACCTGTTTGCGATCCAATCGGCACTGTTGCGCCCTGAATTAGCAAGTCATCACCAGAAGCCAGCGCTTCCAAGTCTTCCAAATCGCGCACCTCATTTGGCGTGCGTATGCCGTTTTGAATGCTGGTTGCGTGCGCTTCCATCCGCGTTTTCAAATCACCGCGAAGCAAGCTGTCTACGTTGTATCTCACGCTAACATCGCTAACCCGGCCAAAGAGCTTTAAATTCATTTCTTGCTCTGTCTGCTCAATCCAGCGGCGCAAGGTATGCTTAACAAAGTGCAAGTCTTGTTGCTCTGTGTTCGAGTAAGTGCCTCTGGTTAAATCTTGCAAAAACACGGGCGGCAAAGAGTAAATCCGCGCAATTTGCTCAATGCAAAAACGCTGCAATTCTAAAAGCTGCATCTCATTAGGCGAAAAGCCAATCGACTTTAGCTCATGGCCAGCAGGCAGCGCCATAATGGGCCTGCCTTCGCGCGCCAGCTTTGCAGTGGTCTTGGCAACGTCTTCTGACGCTCTCTGAGCCGCTGAACCGCTTTGGAATGGCCCTTGCAATACAGCCGGGGGAATGCCGCCAGCTTGAAAGGCTTTTGCGCCATAGCGCGATGCTGCAATCGCTAAGCCGATTACATCCCTATGCGTTGCAAGCGGGCTGCGCACATCGAGCATATTGTGCTTAACCATAAACGTCAGATCAATTATGTCGCTGGCCGCATAAACTTGCGTGCTGGTGCGATAACTTTTTGTAGGGTATCCATCAACAGTTGCGTTGCTGACTTGAACCGTTGTTGGATCGAGCGGCACAAGGTCAGTGATTTCGCCAGAATTATTGCGCACAATTAGCGTAACTGATCGCCCACCAGTCAGCATTTGCTCGTAAGTGTATTTGCGCCAGTTAAAAGAACTAAGGGCAGGGTTTACAGCGCGATCAATCCAGCCGCCAATGCCATCAGATACGCGCTCAGAGCCGCCATCTGTCTTGCGGTAAACCTCAATCGGCAAGCTCGCAAGCGTGCCAGAAATAAAGTTTACAGCAGCCCATACAGCAGGCACACCCATCGCTGTCTCGGTGTTGACCACAACGCCAGTAGATGACGCATAGTCACCCCAGCCCATAAGGTGCAAAAAGTTTTCAGCACTTACCGGCGCGCTTGGATCTTCAAGCGAGCTGCGTTGCTCTGGCTTTACAAATCTGTCAAATACGCCCATTTGCGTTTACTCCTAAACAGCAAGCTTGAACTCGGGATCATCCCAAGGGCTGCTTGACTGCACTTCCTCATAGCTCATCGATCCAAGAGCCATCGCCAGCGCGACCAGCCCATCAATCTTTGAGTAGCTTTTAGATTTATGCAGCTTGCGGTTGCCCGCTGGATCGCTCTCAACGATCGCACCGGCTGCGTTCATGTTTAAAATCGGGTGATTGCCATGACAAAGCTTTCGCTCTGCCACTAGCTGCTCAAGCTTATCCACCGCTGGGGCCATGTCGCGGAAGCCCTGACCAAAAGGCTGCATCGCCACATTGGCCCCGATTGCGTCCAGCTCGCGCTGCAAATCATGAATACGCCAGCGGTCGTAAGCCATAAGCTGCAAATTGTAAGTCTCGTTTGCCTCGGCTATTGCTTGCGCAATCAGCTCTGGAATAATCACAGGCCCGGCGATTGTTTGCAGATAGCCCTGATCTGCCCAAGTATCCCAAGGCACTTTTTCTGTCTTCGCTCGATCGCGCAGCCCGTCCTCTGGAAGCCAGAAGTGCGGCTGCACATGGTAAACGCCATCCTTTGGAAAAACCAAAACCAGCGCCGTTAAATCTCGGCTCGCTGAAAGATCGAGGCCAGCGTAACAGGTGTCACCAGCCTCGACCTCAACAGGAGCATTATTAGCCGCCCACTCTGCGCGTGACAAAAATGGCGACTGCGCTTCAATCCGCTGATTGAGGTAAAGCCAGCGAAATGAATTTGCCTTTGCTGGCAAGCGATCAGCCTGCGCAGCAAAATCTTCTATATCTTGCAGCGATCGAAACTCACCGACCGCCGGGTTTGCTTTGCGCCAAGCCTTGCGATCCAGAATATCGCAGTCCTTTGGCGCGGTGTATAAGTGCGAAACAATCCGCTTGTCTTTGGCGTTGGCTGCGTCATCCAGCCAGATAGAAAACAAATCGCCGTCTGTTGCCGCCTGCGTACTGATCGCAATCAGCAACGGCTTTTCATGCGCGCCCTGCGCCGTTTCGATCGCCTCTATGAAGCTATCTTGCGGGCCTCTGACTTGGCCGACCTCATCCAAAATCGCCAAAATTGGCGACAAGCCGTGAGCCGTGCCAGCCTCTGCGCTGATCGCCTTATACTCGACGTTCATCATTAAGCCGATTAGCATCTTTTGCGATGGCACGATCCGAATGATCTTCGCCAAATCGGGCGAGAGCCTGACCATTTTTTCGGCCAGTTTAAAGACCAATGCGGCCTGCTCTCGCGATCGTGCGCCAGATATAATCTGGCTATTCTGCTTTGCCTCTGGCCCGACCAGGTGTGCCAAGACGATTGCGGCAATTAAAGCCGACTTGCCATTTTTACGACCCACCGAAAGATAGGCGCGCGATGTGCCTGACTTGTTGTCAAAGACATCTAAAATAAACTTGCGCTGAAACTTTAGCAGCTTCATTGGCTGACCAACTTTTGCGCCCTCTGGTATTATGCAAAAGCTTTCGATAAAGGCGCAAATCTTTTTGCCGCGCGTCATGACGGTAAACTATTAAACAAACGCCTTAAAAGATAACTTCGCACTAAGCTGATCAGCGTAAATATTAAACCGATCGCAAAGCCATCCAATAAAGAGACTGCGTAACCAAAAAGTGGCAGCACAACCAAGTTGGCTGCAACTGCTACAAGATAGCCGACCAAAATGTTGCAGAACGCCTCAAGCGCACTCATTAAGCGGCTTTGCATCGATCCAAAGTCAGCTCGTCATATTTTTGGCCTGTGGACTCTAATGTCGCCTGCTTGCCGGTGTAGTCTTGCCAGCGCTGTATAATCACATCGCAATATTTTGGATCAAGCTCCATCATATAACAGTTGCGTCCAGTTTGCTCTGCACCAATCATTGTCGAGCCAGAACCACCAAATAAATCTAAGACGTTTATCAATTTTATATGGTTGCCAAAGGCACGCACTGAAAGCTCAACGGGCTTTTGCGTAGGATGCACATATCCATGATCTTTTTTAACAGACCAAAGATCGCTTTCGTTCTTTATTGTTTCGTCAATTTTACCGTTAAACAGACAAAATTCATGTTGATGCCTATATCCGTTGCCCATTCCAAAGACATTTTTCGCCCAAACTATGCACGTCTTATAGTCTAACTTGCCTTGCAAAATTCCGTAAAAGTTCCAATTACACCAAATGTAATAAACCGCAGGGTTTACAGCTTTTATGGTGGCTATCGTACCCTCAATAAAATCTGAAAAATCTTGCTCAGACAAATTGTCATTTTTAATTACGTCATGCTTTCCGCTGCGACCGTTAAAAGAAACATTATATGGTGGATCGGTAAAAACCATATCAGCCTTCAGGCCATCCATTAGCTTTTCCACCGCATCAATGCTTGTACTGTCGCCGCACATAAGCCTGTGGCTGCCAAGCACCCAAACATCACCCTCAACCGTTACTGGCTGCTCTGGCGTGTTTGGCACTGCGTCTTCGTCAGTTAAGCCCTCAGAGGCATCTTGCTTTAAAAGGCTTACAAGCTCATCTTCGCTAAAGCCCATCAGCTCGCCAAAGTCACCAGCCAAATCCTCTAGCTCAACTCGCAGCGCCGCCTCATCCCAATCAGCATTAAGCGCAAGTTTATTGTCGGCAATAACAAGCGCTCGGCGCTTTCTATCATCGAGGCCCGTAACGACTATCGCAGGCACAGTTTCCAAATTAATTTTGCGCGCGGCTAAAACTCTACCGTGACCCGCAATCAAATTATTGTCAGCATCTACCAGCACCGGGTTTGTAAAACCAAACTCGCGAATGGATGACGCAATTTGTGCAACTTGCTCGTCGCTATGTGACCGGCTGTTCAAAACATATGGGATCAGGTCAGAAACGCTGACAATTTTATGATCAAAGAAATCCATCTTCAGTTCACCGGCATGGCGATCAAGCCTTGGCTTTTAAAAGTTTCCATCAAGTTCCTTGATTGGCTCTCCGCTTGTGCCGCGCCGTTTATAGTTCTCGGATCGGATGCAAGCTGATTAAGTGACATTGATCTAATTACTGCGAGCTGACGGCGCTCAAGCGTATCGACAACTGACAACAAAGGGTTGGCGACAAGCGTGCCGCGTTTGTTTTGTATTAACACTCCTGAGCGATCGAGCGTTTCTTGGTGCTGCCTTATATCCGCTTCCATGCGAACAACTTTGGCAAGCAACAGCAAATCTAAATCACGCCAATCCTCGCGTGCGCGCGCGCGGGTGAACTGGCCCCAAATTGTGTGTTCAAGGTCTGATCTAAGCTCAATCCCTTCTGGAAGGGGCACAGCATCAATCGCACCTTTGAATCCTTGAACAGCAGCAGTTGCGCTGTTTCTATCTGCTCTTTTCTTTTGACTCATAAAAATCCGCTGGCGTTTTCCGTAAACGCAAAAAA